AGGGTCTCTATACACTTGATAACGACCTGCTAATGTACCAACTCTTTCAATACCCATGTTGTACTGATCCTGCTCAGGAGCTGCATTTGATACGTGGAAGTATTCTAAGTCATCAAAGATAGCACTGATTTCAGAAGATACAACGATCCAGTTAGCTCAACCTCTCAAAGTTGATTTGTGGATTTGTGCTGAAATTTGGTTGATTGCTGTGATAAGAGTTTGGTTCCAATCTTTCTGAGTATAAGGAACTGCGTTAGATCCTAATCTCTTCCATCCATTGTAATCCCATCTTAAGTTCCAAGCTGCTCCTTTTCTAAGGTCTCTCAAGATTTCTCTATCGATTTCAGCTGCAACTTGCTCAGATAACAATGCAGTTAATTCAGCTTCAGCGTCGATGTTGTGGAATGCCGCAACGTCCTGAGCCATTTCTGGAGACCACTGTGCTCTTAATTTTCTTTCAGTTACAGAAACTGTTACTGACATAAGGTCGAATGAAACTTCACCAATCTTATCTTCGAATTCTAAGTTCTTATAGATTCTATAAGTTGCTGTGAATGCGTTGTCAGCAGCTGCTGTTGATTGGAAAGTAGAACCTGTGTAACCATCTAATGAACCACCACAAGTGATACATACTGGTACTTGAAGGTCAATTTCCAAATAGATTTTACCTTCAGCATCACAAAGGTTGTCATACTGACCACCATCTGTCTTACTGTTAGGGAATACCAACGTAGCGTTGTTATTACCATACTGAACGATACCTTTACCATATCTCTGAGTTACAACTCTGAACAAGTAAGGGTTAGAAGTGTTTGCAGAAGTGTAAATGTTCGCTGCAGAACCGTAAACTGTCAAATCAGATAAGAACGCTTCGTTATCCATTGGTTGACCATCAGGACCGATTAACTTACCAGCTCCATCAGACGCGAAACCTGACATAACTACCAATACTTTTCTGTAGTTATCCAAAGTATACGCTGAAGGTACCAAGTTATCTGCCAACCATGCCACAGTACCAACTTGTGCTGTGATAGCAGAATATTGTCCTTTAGAATAATCGAACAATCCAGGAGGATCCAAAGCTGGTTCGTTACCTTCGTAGAATCTGTCGTAAAGATCCTTTGTGTTATTGTAGTCATAACCACTGTTAGGAGTTTGACCAGCCGCAGCGTTTGGAGAACCATAAGGTGCGTAGTGCTCAGAAGTACCTGGTTGGTAAGCCTGAATGTTAGGTACGAAGTAGAACAATTTACCGATAGGTAAGTTCATAGCTTGTACTGAAACGATATCGTTTGCTAATAATTTAGAGAAAACTCTTCTAACGATAGGAAAAACAACTGTTTCAAATGCACCTGTATCAGATGTAGATGATGCTTCGTTAATTAAGTGTGAAGCTTGGTTTTCATAAAGTTGAGCTACGTTTTCTCTCATGTGACCCTTAAGACCCTCTAAGAATCCTAATTTGTCCCATTTGTTGATTGTGTCTTCTTTGATAACTTTAAGGTGCTTAAGACCGATGTTACCTACAAGACCTGATTCTAATAATGCTCCCATTTTTAGTATTTTGTTTTGTTTTTTTTTATTTGTTTATTAAATTTTAATTACCCAATTTTACTCATCAAATCTTTCATTCTTAAGAATTGAGGATTCTCATAAGTTTTTGATTCAATTAGGGTAGTTGATGAACCTGTAGAAACACCTTTGTTTAATTTAGTTTCAACTGATTCGTTAATTGGTGTTGATTCAGTTTTAGACAATTCGTCCTTAATCGACTTATAAAGATTTTTAGATTCTTTCAAAGTATCTACGTTATCAAATCTTCTAAGAATGTTAATTTTTTCTTTTTTGGTAGTCGAATGTTCGGTGAATAATCTTGTAGCGTATGCCAAGTTTGAATTGAAAATAGCAACTTCATTAAGTTTTTCTCTGAAAATATTTAATGCTTTTCTGTATTCTTCATTTTTCTCTCTCAACGTTGCAACTTCTGATTCTGAGGATTCAACTTTTACTCCGTTATTACCGTAAACATAATTTCTGTTATTAGTAATACCTTTTCTAAGTCCTCTTCCTTCTTTTGAACCCATTCCATAAGTTCTAGCAGCCTCTTTGGTTTCTCTTTTTTCAAAACCTGCATCATCTCTACGAGCTTTAGTAGTTTTAAGATCCTTTGAAGCCATTTTACCATGCTTCATTGCCAATCTTTCATCTTCTTTGTCATCGTATCCTTGACCTTCTTTTGTTTCTGCCTTAACAACTTTGGATTTTTGTTCCATATTTTCACCTTTCTTGTATTCAAATTTTGGTTTACCAGTACCTACTGATTTAGGTCCTTCCTTCATCTTATCATCGAATCCGCCTTTAGCTTTATCTTTGTAAGTGAATTTAGGTCCTGACCCAATTCCAACACCTTTAGGTTTTACTGTCGATTTTGCCTCTCTAACAGCTCTTCTATGGTTGTAAGATTCGTCCAAATCTTCGTCTTCTTCATCCATCATGTCGTCATCTTCCATCATGTCGTCATCTTCCATCATGTCGTCATCTTCCATCATATGCTCATCTTCGTCAAATTCGATTTCATACATGACTTCATCTTCCTCAAGGTTATATACTTGCCCGAAAATAGCATTGATCACATCTTCTGTATCTAGATCCATTTTTTCCATGTCATCCATTTCATCTAATTCTTCTTCCTCTTCTTCAGACTCACCAAGCTTAACTAAGTATTCTGAATCAGTGTCATTATCGGTTAAGTGAATGTCTTCACCATCTTTTTTTACGATGATACCATCTTCTTCACCCATAGCCTTAAATACCTTCAGAATTTCTTCGTCAGAAGCGTCAGTCAAATCTATTGGACTTTCTTCTGAATCCATATCCATGTCCATGTCAAATTCCATGTCCATTTCCATATCATCTTCATTATCAACAGTATCATCCATATCGATGTCTGTATCTAATTCAACCTCATCTTCCATGTCTTGTTCTGATAGAGATTCTTTTACTAACTGATTGATTTCTTCCTTCATAGTAGAAGCAAGTATTCCTTTTGCGTTCTGGGCGATTGCTTCTTCAACATTTTTCATTTGAATTAACGCCTCCTGTACTAAGTTTTTATTTTCTTGCATAGAAAAAATTTGTTTAATTTATCTTATAAATAGTACCAAATTGAAAAAAAGTCATTTTACAATATCCCCAAAATAAAAAAAGTGGTCTATTGACCACTTCATTTGTTTCAGTTTAATAATGTTGATTACTCAATCACCTCGTCGATTTTACTTTCAGACACAGCGGTGATTCTCCAATCATGAGTAAATCCCTCATACTTCTTGGTGACTTTTGCCTCCACGTCTGTGACAGAGTAACCTTTTACCAATTTCTCTTCTCTAACTTTTTTAATTTTGCCTGTGTTTTCATCAGGAAAATCATACTGAATTTTTGCTACAAAATATTTTTCTTCCATAATCTTATTTTTTTAAAAAATCGTCTAATTTTTTCATTAAGTCAACTGACTTTTCAACATACTCATTATTTTGTTTAGATATTCTCTCTTCCTCTAAATTTTCTTCATATTTACTTCGTTCATCAGGGTTTGTGAATAAATAAGCACCTGGAGTAGATGGTGATGATACCAAATCAAAACATATCAATTCAAAGTCATCTTGTACTTCATTTTTCTCTCCAACTTTTTTTAATGACCCAACTCCTCTGGAAGAGATACCTAAAGTTACACCTTGTCTCATTAAGTTAGCCGCTTGGTCTCCCTTAGTCGAAACTATACCTCTTTCGTGAAACCCTGGAGATGTCAATAATTTGAGTTTTCCCATGAGTATATTTTTATCCCACCATATGTCTGTTATGATGTGAGATACTCTGTCTAAGTCTATTAATGATGACTCAGGGTGGTTTAATTCTGATGTTGACAAACCCTTAGAAATAGATTGTTTATATCTATCTGCTTCTCTTTTCAGAATCCTTTCAGGATATGTTCTACCATTTCTATTTGGAGTATCATATTTTTGAAGAACTGCATAAAATTCAAATGGATTTCTATAATCTAAATTTGATGCTTCTTTTATAATGTCAATATTCTGAGCGTCTTTTGGAGAAACCCAACCCGCATCCATTTCAATCAATATCCCGTGGCCAAGCTCACTAGCTTCTAAAATTCTTAAATTTTTCATCTAATCTTTTAAGATAAATATACGGATTTGAATAGTTTGTTAGATTTCGTCTTTTTTAGAAATTGAAAAATCAAAGTATTTGTTTTGAATTACGTTATTTTTATAGATTGATTTAACAATTTTTTTTATGGATTCTTTAATTTCATCACTTTTGAAATCCATTTCTCGGAGGGTATATAGATTGATTTCCAAATTGAAAAATGATTTTTTCCCTTTTGATATCCCACTTGTTCGAAGGTCCAAATCAACAATATTTTTTTCTTGAAAAATTTTTGAATCGATTGATTCAAAAACTGAATTTTTTATTTCTCTCCCTAAACTTAAGACAATTCGGTTCCAATTTTCTAATTCTTCTTTTGGTGTAACCCATGATTGGATGTTTATGTAAACTGATTTTAAGTTTTTAGAATCTACTGTCCCATACTGTGATTTTATGGGATTGAACAGGTTAAGTTTAACACTTTTTCCTTTTTTCATTAATAATGATATTATGTATGTTTATTAATGAAATTATATACATAATATGTATGATTGTCAAAATTTTTTTATATTTGTAGATATTTCTAAGATATGATAATAATAAAAATAACACAGGGCAATCCTCTTGAGAAGGCTCTCAAAACCCTAAAGTCTAAAGTAATTAAAACGAAACAAAATCAAATTTTATTTGAGAAACGGGAATACACAAAAAAATCTGTACTTAAGAGAGCACAGATTCTGAAGGCAAAACATATTCAAAGTCTTAAAGACAAATCAAATTGATTCTTCCAAATTTTTTAATTTTAAGAAATTCAATTGGTCAAACTTTTCAGACTTAACTTTATCAATTGTTTCAGAAATTTTTGTTTTAATATCCAGTGAATCTTCACTATTTTGGAGTGCGGTTAATTTAGATATTGCACTTTCTTTTATTGTCTCAAATTTCGTCTCTAAAATTTTGACATCTTCAGAAACTATTTGGAAAAATTCTTTTTTAGAATTTTCATCCAAATTAAGTATGTAATTGTTAACTGTTTGGTTTGCAATGGAAACCATAGAACTAATTGGAATATTAATACTTTCTTTAATAGACTCTTTGGTTGATGTGATTACCTTTAGAATATTTTTCTTCGCATTTAATCTTTCGATTAAATTAACACCTTGGCTATAAACTAACGTATCAATTTCAGAATATTTGTTTTCTGTTTTTTCGGAAAGTGTAGTTGGAAGTTTGATACTTGGTAAAATTTTGTTTAATAGAGAAATCCCTTCTTCAATAAATTCTTTTGCGTCCTGTTCACCTAATTCTTGGGGTGAACTCAGTTGATCATAAATAGCATATGCTTTAGACATAGCTTTATTATTCAAAACGTTGTGTTTGAATTCTCGTAAAGTCTTCTTGAATTCCATTTCATTTTTGTAGGATTCCAAGAGATTTTTTTCAATTAGGGATTTTACTGTTCCGAAGGTCATTGTGTCTTTTTCAAATAAATATTATGAATTTAATAACTTATCTAATTCTTTTGAAATTTCTCCCAAAGAATCTTGAGCCTGCCCCAAATTTATTACTCGTGATCCTTCAATTAAATTATTTTCCACTAGAATATTTAGATCTTTTTTCTTAGATTCTGGTGTTATTTCGGATGGAGGGGCTTCAACTGCTGGTGGTAACTCAGGTTCTCCTCCAGGTATCTCAGCACCTCCTCCGAATGATGGTGGTGACCCTAATTCCTCTCCTCCATCCATTGTTGTCGAGGCACCTGCTGTTGGTGTTGACCCTGTTTGACTACCATATAATTTGTCAATATTATCAAACAATCCAGTTTTTGTTATAACTGTTGGAGTAGCCTTTAGCTCTTCACCAACGGCTCTTTCAATTCTTTGTTGTTGTAAGTCTAAACGAACTTCATCATCTGACCATCCAAAAATATGTTTCTTAGCCCATGTAGATGAAGTTGCCTGAATTCCATTTCCTGGATCAGAAACCAAATCCTTATATAATAATACTTTTTCTTTCCAAACATCGATCTTTAATAAATCTGCTTGAGTGGATGGATTTGTTAATCCAATTGTAAAATTTGAAAGTTCATCTTCAAATCCTAATAAGAATAAATGTACGATTGCAATCTTGTTAAGTTCAGCAATCATACTCTTTTGAATTCTATTGATTGTACGTGCAAATCGAATATCTTGTAATGCCAAATTTTTACCATCACCAACAACTTCTTCAAATCCTAAAAAGGCTTTTGGTACTCGAAGAGCTGTTAGTAATTTCTTTTGGATATATTCAATGTCTGCAATTTCAGATAGGTTAGTTGCACCTGGCAACGTATCAATAGGTGTCGGTGCCGCTGGATCACGTACAGGTATAAAATAATCTTGGTCAACCGCCATTTGATTAAATCTCATGTCTACGTTACCTGTTTTACTGTCAACAACTTGTTCCCTCTTGAATTTGTTGGCAACACGTTGTACATACGCTTCTACATCATCGTCATTCATATTACCAACGAACACTTTGAATATTCTTCTTTCAGGTGCTCGGGATGTACGGTAAATCAACATAGCGTCTTCACAAAGTAATAATTGTTTCCAAATACGTCTTGCCTTTTCTAACATAGATGTTCCATAAGGAAGTTTTCTGTCATCACCCAATAATCTGAAGTGAGCCATCTCCCAAGATTGAAACTCCATATTTTTATTTTTCCATGTAAAGTGTAATGCCTTTCTATCTTTATCTACTTCATTTGTTACATCGACAGATATTTTACCACTCGCTCCAACCTCATGTCTTTCTATTTCTATAGTTGGTAGTTGTTGACACCCCACAATACCTTTCTCAGGGTCTAACTTCAAATAGACAAAGTTGTCACCATACTTACATGTGTTACGTGTCCACATTGGTAAGTTTGTATTGATGTCTAATGCGTTGTTAAATAAATCAGCAAGAACACCCTTTATTCTTTTTGATTCTGAATAAATTTGTAGTATGAACCCGTCTTCATTTGTTGTAGTTGACTCTTCAGCATAAATGTCTAATGCTGCGGAAATCTCAGGAGTATATTCCATCGATTCGTAGTCATACTGAGCAGATAATCTTGTAGGTTCATAATATATGGCTTGAGAATAAAGATTATTCTCCACTTTAGCCCATTGATTGGTAAGATAATATGTTTGTTGTGCTTGAAGTTTTTCTTTCTCATATTCCTCTCTACTTTTTGTGCGTAGCAGTTCCTTTTTATCAAACTTGAAAGTCGGATAGTCTTGATTTAATAATGAGTTAGGTCCAAATGTTTGTGACAGTCTTTGCCAAACCGTCATATTTTGTTCTTCCATAATTTAAGTTTACTCTTTACCTCAGTAATATAAATAGTTATTTAGCGCCAAATAACCATCCATATTTTTGGTAATCTGCTTTAGACGCCCCATTATTATTTAAGTTGGAATCTCTACCCATCTGAGGTATCAAGGGGTTAAAAAAATCTGAAGTGTTTTTACTTTCATTAATCACAGAGGACCAGGAATTTAACATAGCCTTTGTGTGATTAACAACTTTTGTTAGTGATTGGAATGACTTTTCAGCGACATAAATCGCCATTGATAGTCCCATAATACAATCATCATGTTGACCTTTTTGGTGGTCAGGTCTTCCATGAATGAACACAAAAGTATTCATCTCATTGTATGTTCTATGGGAATATATTTTGAATCCATGTCGAACACCTTCTTCAAAAGCTGCAATAATTTGGACCCTTTTTGTATTAAAGTTAATTCCAGGGATTTTTTCATTTATTTTGGGGTCCCACTTCCATTTATTTGAAGTGTCAACACCATCAACATATAATCCAGGTTGATATTGTAATTCTTGCATTTTTCTTGCTGTCGAAACTCCCATACCACCAGTAATATCAATTACACAAAATGCATTGTACATTGTTCCCCATTTATAGGCAATCTCGGCTAATACATCTGGAGGAATCTTTCCAACATATTCTAATACTTGTTCCCGTTCATCAAAATCAATTATTTGGATTGATGAAAAATCTTCAGAGTCCCCACGAGAAACGTCAACTCCCATAACATACTTATGGCCATTTACAGGTTCCTTAAAAATCCATAAAGCATTACCCATAAGTTTTGCTTGAGGGGCTTGTAATTGATTTTTAGAGATGTTCTGCATCAAATCAGAATCGAATACGTTATCACCCGATCCCAAGAAGTTGCATTCAAGTTCTTGTGCAACTTTACGTCTATCGTATTTGAGTTTTTTTACCATCCCCTCAAACCATGCTGAACAAGGCTTATATCCTTGAGAAATATAATCTGTTACAATATTATGATCTCTTTCGTAGGGATTATCATTACTTAAGGAAATAACGGTGTCTAAAGGATAATCTTCTCGATTCAAAAGGTAATGAACCAAATCATTTGTCTTTACCATGTATAAATCTCTGGTATAACGAGGGTCTCGATACCAAAACATTTCAGAGATTTTGAAATCATTCATACCTCTTAAGGCTTGGTCATATATTTCATAATATATTGGATCGTACCCGTTTGGGGTGGAAACTACAATAACTTTACCACCAGTAGATAGTGACGCCATACAGGCAGACCAAAAATCTCCGTCAGCCTCGATAAAGGCGGCTTCGTCAAAAATAAGAATTGTTGGTGTATAACCTCTAAGAGCATCTTTGGATGTTGCAACCGCTTTGACCTCACATCCATTATTAAGTTTGAAATGTCTTTGAGAGTTTTTTTCCACTGAAAACCCGATTGAAACCCAACTAGGCCATTGTTCAATAAATGCCCTTATCTTGTTAGCCATTTCAACTGAAGTATCTAACTTGTTGGCGATGATTAGAACTTTTTCAGGCCTTTCCTTTCTTGCAAATGCGAGTTTTTTTGACGCCCAAGCTGCGGTTACAGTTGAAACCCCCGCTTGTCTATATTTTAACGCAATGTTTTCGTTGTGGGTTTCGTAATCTTCAAGTAGTGAAACTTGGTCAGGAAAAAGTTCTAATGGGACATACTTTGACACTGTATTATCGTATGTCTGTAAATAAGTACGAAGTGCATAAGGGGTATTCCTCATACACTTCGTATATTCTATTATTAATTGTTCTTTGTTCACACAGTTAAATCACATTCTGATTTATGGTCTTGGAATTCCCAAATCTCTATAAAGTTGGTCCAAATCATCATCTTCATCTTCGGAACCTTCTTCTCCTTTAAAATCATCATACTCACTCTTTGACTGTTGAGCTTGTTTCATAATTTCTTTGAATTTTGCAGTTGCCTTTCTAACTTTGGATTCATCTTCCGAAATTGCATTACCAATAATATCTAAAAATTCTTTAGCTTCTGTCTTGTAAAGAATTGAATAAAACCAAGGTACCAACCCTTTGTTTGCTTCATCATACATTTCGTCAGGTAATGCAAACCTTAATTTTTCAACAATTTCAGGACCTATTCTAAGTTGCATCGGTTCGTTTGATAAAACATCCGTTACTCCTCTAACTTGTTGAGACATTTCTGGATCTTCAGGTAATCCATGTCTTGCAATAGATTCCTCTAACCCTTTAATTATTTCATGACACAAAATTGGGAATATTAAACCTTCTGCAACAATTTTTGTATCAGGTTCATCTTCACCCTCGCCACCCTCGTCTTCGTCTTCATCTTTATTTTCTAACTTGACTTTTCCGGCAACACCATTTCCTGTTTGCGACATCATTTCAATCATTTGTTCCATAGAAAAATACATGAAATCATTGATTGACATAATTTTCAAATAAGAAGGATATAATTGTGGGTCAATTTCATCCAATCTTGATTTAATCTCAGGTTTTTGGAAAATATAATGACCTTTTTTCGCAGCACCTTGGACAAGAGCATTAATCATATTTCTTTTATGAATTTCCAACTCCATTACTTCTTCGTCAGTTAAATCTTCAACGTCAAAAGAAGGAATTTCAGGTGTTTCTTCATCTTCCTTTTTCTTTGGTTTAGTCGCCTGCATTCTAAAGTCTGAAATATTAATAGGTGCTCTATTCAGTAATGCTTCAATTGTAAACCAATCAGCAGGAACTTGAGTTTCCTCCAAGCATGCGTCAATTGCAAGTTGTTCTAATTCTTCTCTATGTCTCCCTTCAATTCTTGTTATTCCTGGAACTTTACTCATCATTTCTTGAAAAAGCATTCCTTGAACTTGTTGAGAACTAAGATCCTGTACTCCGGTCACTTGTTTCAACTTATCTGCGACTTTTCCGAATCTTGAACTTACCAATCTTTGTACATCCTCAACTCCCTTTCTCATTGCAGGATTCTTCGCGTACAAACTTTCAGGACTTCCCAATTTTCGTTCTAATCTTGGGTCCATTCTTTCGGGTCTATCCCCGTAATTTATTTGTTCTTTAATCTTCGCCATTTTATTATTTCAATAAATTTAAGATAACATCAATTACTTCTTGTTTCGCATCTTCAGGAGATATTCTTCCTGCTTTCGGGTCAATTTGTTCTCCCGGTCTTGGATTTTTTCCAGGATGTGAAGGTCTTGTTGTTGGTTTGGTGTCAGGTTTAGTAATTGGTCTAGTTGGTGCTGTAGTTGGTTCACCAGCTTTTGGGTCTATTTGTTCTCCCGGTCTTGGATTTTTTCCAGGATGTGAAGGTCTTGTTCCAGGTTTAGTATCTGGTTTTGTTGTTGGTTTTACAGGTGCAGTTAATGGTGAATTTGCTTCTGAAAGATATTTCATTAAGTCACCTTTAGTTATTCTTGGAGGTAAGTTTTTTTCCACGATTTTTGTTATTTCTGATTCTATAAACAAAGATACAGGATTTTTTCCTTCTTCCAATTGTTTTTTTACAGACTTTACGCATCTCTCGAATTTTCTTGTTCTTTTAGGTCCAACCTGTGCATGGCATATTGCCCATGGATTTGGTTGACCTGGCTTAAGGTCTGATTCACTTTCAAACATACCCATACCATCAGTCTCATTACCAAATCCATCATCTGATGAAGGACCCACTTGTTTTGGGTCTTGAGTTTCAATTTCTTTATTTGGGTCTGTAGTTACTTCTACATCTTCTTCAAGTTCGCTTTCAGCCGCAGTTGCCATAACTTCTTTTGTATTTGGATCTTGTCTTACTGAGTATCCTTTTGGGTTTGGAGGTAAACTACCACCTTTAGATCCAATTTTATATGTTGGTTTAGAAGGTACTTGTGTAACCTGTTCGGATATAATCAATTTACTATGAAGAATTTCAATTTGGGATTCTGTTAATTTCCCAACTGTTTTCGCAGATAATCCTTTATCAATCAATTCGAGTGCTTTTTTATTAACTTTCATAAACTACTTTTTTTTCGAATTCTAATATTAAATCTCTTTCGTAGAGTTTGTCTTTTATTTGTTGTTCGGACATTCCAAATCTAAAAACCATTCTTTTATGATTTCCATATTCGTCTGTTTCCCATGCTAACGCAACTACATCGTCGATTGCATCTTCCATAGAAAAAAAATCGGAGTTCTGAATCAATTCCAATTTTACATCAGTATTTCTCAGAACTCCTACTTTTTTAATATGATGTATTTCGGGAGGACTTGGATAACCGTTAGCCGGTCTACTTTCCCAAGAATCTCCCCAAACATCAAGACTATCAGAGAAAATGAATTCGTAAAGATTGTCTCCCTTATAATTGGGACCTAAACCATTTACGTATATCAAATAACTCATACTAATAATCCTTCAGGTGATATTTTTACTTGTTTACCTTTATTTTCAAATACTAAATTTTTCTTATTCGTAACTCCAACAATTTTTGCTGAAGAATTTTCTTCTAAGAATTTTTTAGCAGAAAATTCTTGTTCGATAGTTTCACTTAATCTTACAACTTCTTTCATTTGTTTTTTAACTTCAGAAACTTTTGTGTTTTTCCCCTTACTTTCAAGAATTTCTTTTTTAGAAATTTCAAAATACTTGGAGATTACTTTATCAACTTGTGATTCTCCGAAAATACTATCAATGATTGCTCCGTTTCCATATCCCCCTTCTTCCATTTCATATCCCTCAACAGGAACATCCATATCTGCTTGAATATCTTCAACTTCACTATCATCAGTCATATCTAATCCACCCATATCATCTCCACCTAAATCTTCTGATTCTTCATCGAATTTAGACATAATATCTTCTTTATCTTCTTCGGATAATGACTTAAGGTCTAATGAAGATAATACCATGTTGATAACATACTTTATATCTTCAGAAGTCATTCCTTCTTGAGTGTCTAAAGTTCTAATTTTTTGGGTTAATTTTCCCGTAAGTTTTTGAATAGTTTTGAACGTAACTTGGTCTTCTTCTCCCGTTGCAGGAGTTTCAATATCCATAGATACATCTGTATCAACGTCTCCTTCAGGACCCATATCCATACCCATGTCGATGTTTAATTCATCTTCTCCATCAGGCATTTCAGCACTTGGAGCTGGTGGTAAAGATGGTGAAGGAACTGCTGGTGGTGCTGCAGGTACCTCGGCAGCAGGCATTGGTTCTGCCGCTGGTTTAGGAGTTTTTAACGTGAATCTTTTTTGTTCTCCGTATAAAGAAACTTCTTCTTCGTTTTCATTGATTCTGTTCAACTCTCCTGCCACTAAATTTAATCTTTTGAATGCTTGAGAATATGAAGAATAGTATTTTCTATTTTTCATTGGCTCAATATAATCAGTCTCAGATTCTGAAATGGTTTTTTTAATAATATAACCCTGTCTTTCTTTAACTATTTCATACTTATTCCCATCGGCAAGAGAAATTGAATATTCAGATCTCGCGGTTTCATTAATATTCGATGGTATTACCTCGTTAAAACGAGCAATTTCCATGATTCTTTTTAATTTATCTTGTCCAGTCAATTTTTCACTGCCAAGTGGTTTCAAATCTGCCATATTTTGATTTATTTATATATTTTTGTTTTTAATTGTTTAATCCTTGGAATCCTCCTAATGCAATAGCACTTAAGTCGTTAACTGTTGTTCCTGTACCTGAAACGGCAACTGGGTGTGGGGCGACTGAACCCGCAGGTGCGGTACCTCCACTGAAATCCCCCAATATGTTTATGGTATATGCATATTGTACGTTTACATCTATAGTTCCCATCTAATTTTTTCTTTATAAATATATGGTTATTCACATTTATTAAGGTGTAAGTATCAGTCTTCCAATTTTCTCTCGATAGAAAGTTCTTTATCGAGAGCTTTATTTGACATATCAAACAATTTTTCGATGTGTCCCGACCTTCTTAAAAACTTAAAAACCAAGTTTTCGTAAGAAAGTTCACCTTCTTTTTCCAAACCTGATTTTCTATAATTTTTTAACTTTTCTTTGATTGAATCTATCAATTTAATATCATCTTCCGAATTTTCGGATTCAATTACCTTATCAATTTTTTCAGTCCAGTTTTTGATTTTCTTTTCCAAAACTGATTTATCAATCTCGTTTTCAAACTGTTTAGGTTTTGTTACCCACTCATCATTCATTACTGAATAAACACCTGTTGCGAAATGTGGCTCTTCATTATCTTGTGCATATAATTCGACATCATATCCAAATATTTTAATATCATGTTTGTCGTTGAATACTTGTTTCTTTAGATTATATAATTCTTTATATAACGGCGATTCATCTTCGAATTGTTGTAAATCTACAAGAATGTGTAAATCAAAATCAGAATATTCCGACCAATTAAAATTTGCTAATGAACCAGTCAAAACAATATCTTCAACAAAAACATCTTCGCCAAGATAATCAATGAATTTTTCAGCAATCTTTAATAAAGCGTTTTTCACCTTCGGAACCATCTTTGCTTTCTGTGGGTTCTCAGGATTCTCCCAAATTTTTGGATTGAGGGTTTCTTGTACTGAAAAACTATTAAGGATTTTTTGAAAATTATTCATCTATATAAATACTATAATTTCTTATACTTGAACGTATTTGATATGTCCGTAGTAAAAAACTTTCCTTGTGACTCTGACATTCGGAATTTTGTATATATTTGGTGAGGGACATTTTCATACTCATATTTGAATCCATTATTAAATTCTACTACAAGTTTTTTTGTTTCAGTATCGTATTCTGTTTTTTTAATGTTAGAAGATTTTATTTCATTAATAATCTTCGTCCCCTGAATTTCTTCTTTCAGTATTGCCATCTCTAAGTGGTATTAGTTCGTTTATCTTTTTCAGTCGTGGTACTATAAAATCATCAAATTCATCTTCAGAAATATCAAACCCAAAATCATTAACTTGTTTTAGTAAGTTAGTATGAATCTTATTTAATCTCTCATGAAATAAAAACATTTTTTCAGTATACATTGGCGGACTTTCCATGTCCTTTTCAGAAAAATTTAATTCTTGAAAATATTGTCTCATTTCCAAATATGCGTCCAAAAATTCTCTTAAACCACTTAGGTTGGATAGGTATTTTTCAAAAGGTTTCATAAATATAAATATTATAAAATTTTTTTGTATATAAAGTACTACAAAAATAAAAACCCTCACATCTCTGTGAGGGTTTTTTAGTTACTTCAACTTCCTAAGTTGGTCTCTAATTTCAATCGATTTTTCAAAATTTTGTTCTTCGATTGATTTTTTAAGTTCCTCTTCAAGTTTGTCGATTTCCTTTTGGTTAATTTCTAATTTCTTGATTTGGTCTCTTAGTTCAACCGCTTTTTCAAAATCTTCATTTTCAATTGAGATTTCAAGTTGTTGTTTCAAATTTTTTGAAGTTGGGTTTGTTTTGGTGTTGTCGTGGTAATACGTAGTTATTTTCATTGTCCCATCTTCTGAAACTTTAGTTTGAGTTTTCCACTCTCCGTTATTTGGGGTTAATTGTGCGAACATTTCATCGAACGCTCTAAAGATGTCATTATAAGATCTTCTGTTACCAAACATAATTTTAGTTTTTTATTTTAAGTTTATTTGTTATCTTTGTTCCAAGATTTATGCCGATAGTGATTATATGACATTATGACAGAAAAAGATTTAATAACATTAAATATTTCCTGACAATTTGTCCAATCATTGGGATAAGAATAAAAATTGTTATTACTTTGTAAAAACTAAAAACGTTATGAACGACTTAATGGACGACGAAGACAAAATGATGAGTAAAAGACAGAAGTCAGGCGGGGACAGCTCGACTCCTGTACTGGACAATTTCAGTAGAGATTTGAATAAGCTCGCCGAAGAAGGAAAATTAGACCCCGTAATTGGAAGGGATAGAGAAATCCTGAGAATTGCACAGATTCTTTCCCGAAGAAAAAAGAATAACCCAATCATTATTGGAGAACCTGGTTGTGGTAAGACCGCTATTGCTGAAGGTCTAGCAATGAAAATCGTAAGTGGTGAATGCCCTCGTAATTTGTTGGATAAACGACTCGTTAATTTGGATTTGACTTCAGTTGTTGCTGGTACAAAATACCGTGGTCAATTCGAGGAAAGAATGAAAGTAATCCTTGAAGAACTTAGTGCAAACCCTAACATTATTGTATTCATTGATGAGATCCATACTCTAGTTGGTTCAGGTAATTCATCAGGAGCTATGGATGGTTCCAACATCTTCAAACCAGCATTATCTCGTGGTGAGATTCAAGTAATCGGTGCGACAACTTTGGATGAGTTCAGAAAACACATTGAAAAAGATGGAGCGTTAGAGCGTAGATTTCAAAAAGTAATTGTTGAACCATCTACTGTGATTGAAACAATTGAAATTTTGAACAACGTTCGAGATAAATACGAAACATACCACAAGGTAATTTACTCCAATGAAGTTATCGAAACTTGTGTGAAGTTGGCTGACAGATATATTACCGACCGTGAGTTTCCAGACAAAGCATTCGACATTATGGATGAAGTTGGTGCTAGAATGCAGACCGAACTTAAGGTTCCTGAGGTAATCGAAGAGTTGAAGCGTAAAGCCGCTGACCTGAAACAACAGAAAATGGATGTTGTGAAGAAACAAAACTATGAACAAGCCGCCCAACTGAGAGACAAAGAGAAAAAGTTGTTGGACAAATTGGAACAAGAAAAACAGAAGTTTGAGGAACAAATGTCCAAAGACAAACAAAAGATTAGTTTGGAAGATGTTTATGATGTAGTGTCAAACATGACTAAAATTCCTGTCAATAAAATGTCTGTGGATGATACCAAAGCGTTGTTGAATTTGGATAAACACATCGTTGGAACTGTCATTGGTCAGGATGCTGCGGTTATCAAGGTTGCAAAATCAATCAAGAGAAACCGACTTGGCATCAAAGACCCAAATCGTCCGATTGGTTCATTCGTTTTCTTGGGTTCAACAGGTGTCGGTAAAACTCACCTCGCAAAACAACTTGCAAAAGAAATGTTTGGTAGCGAGGACGCTCTAATCCGTGTGGATATGTCCGAATATCAAGAGAAGCATACCGTATCCAAATTGGTTGGAGCGCCTCCAGGTTATGTTGGATACGAAGAGGGTGGATTGTTAACCGAGAAAGTTAAGAACAAACCTTACTCTGTTATCTTGTTTGATGAGGTTGAGAAAGCTCACAAAGATGTATTCACCGTATTACTTCAAATCTTGGACGATGGTCACGTTACGGATAGTTTGGGTAGAAAGATTAACTTCAAGAATACCCTGATTATCTTAACATCAAATCTTGGAGTTAAAAAATTACAGGACTTCGGAACTGGTATTGGATTCTCAAATAATACCTATAGTAACGAAGAAGCGAAGAAAGAAATCTTGATGAAAGAAATGAAGAATTTCTTTTCACCTGAATTCATCAACCGTATCGATGACACCATCGTTTTCAATTCTCTATCTCAAGAGGATATCAAGAAAATCACAGACATCGAACTTAAGAAGTTGATGAAGCGTCTTGACGAAATGAAGTATAAGATTACTTACGATGAATCACTTTTGAATTACCTATCAAAAATCGGATATGATGAGGTATACGGTGCAAGACCACTCAAGAGAGCGATTCAGGACAAAGTTGAAGACTTATTATCTGAAGAAGTTCTGACCGACAAAATTATCGTAGGAAAAACCTACGTGATTAAAGTCGAAGATGAAGTAGTCAAAGTAGTCAAGAAAGGTCGGTAAATTAAAAAGGGGAGAAATCCCCTTTTTTTTATATTTATAATCATGAGTAATTTTTCCCGACTGTTAGATAAATTCAAAAATTCACTTCCAGAAGATTTACAATCAAAAGTTGATGTAATAGAAAACTTTGTTGTAAACTATATTCGTGATAATGAGATTAACGTAAAATTTTTGAATTCATGTTCAGCATCAGCAGGGTTCACAGGAGTTAGGACAAGAGACCAAATAATTATTTGTTCTCCAATCAGTATGGAAACCATCGGGGATTTTTTATATACGATATTTCACGAAATCAGGCATGAGCAACAAATTAGAGATTTGAAAATGTTAAACCCTTTAACTGATTTTGATTTGGAGGATTTTGAGGCTCTTTACGAACAATACTGGAATATGGAGTTAGATGCTGACAAATTCGCAAAGGAAATGGTAGCAAAACTGGTAATCAAATTGGAGATCCCAATTGATATTGCAAAAAAATTATTTTCGTTGTCACTATACGTCCAGCAATATCCAACCATGTCAAACATGGTTCGTGGAAGTATTCAACAAATTATTAACGACATTAAGAGAATAAAAAAATCGGGTGGAGAATATACTGATATTCAAGACCACCCGATAGTACAAAGACACATCGATAAGTTAGAGGATTTTATTTAATCAAAACGGATGAAACTGTCCTCTTGGAACTGACTTTTTGAAATGTAATTTATATCCCAAATCTTCAATCATTTTTCTTCCCATTTCTATCCCGTTGAATACGTCCTCAATAATTACATATTCTTCAGGGCTGTGATAATCATAATAACCAATAGAAAAATTAATACAAGAAAAATCGAATTTACTTCTCAAAGCATAAACGTCTGTGTATGGGTGAACCATATATTGCATTTGTTCTGTAATCATTCCTTCAGTCAAAACTTTATCAATTTTTTCGAAGAACTCGGTATCTCTGTCAAATAATATTTGACCAAAACATTTTTCAGTAATCATCCAATTTTCTGGAGCATCGAACTGAATACCATATCCAACATTTTCAAAAAATTTGGAATCGGCAGCTTTTGATCCGTGACATCCAGTTTCTTCTGAAGCAAAGAATGCTGCTTTTATATTTGGTAATTCTTTGAGTAAAGTTAAACAAGCAAACACACCACATTTATCGTCTCCTCCAATACCTGTTGGTCTCTCATTATCATTAAATGCTTTCAACGCTGGTTTTAATTCACCTTGAGCATTTTTCAACATCATTTCTTTGACATTGATTGTATCGATATGGTGAACTGTATCAGTATGTGATATTACACAAGGAAAATAAAAATCTTCAGGAAGGCCAGTTGTTTCTTGTTTGGTCGCATAGATATTCAATTTGTCATCAACATAATGTTCTATGTTGTTTTCGGTTAACCAATTAACCAAAAATTCAACCATACGATGTTCTTGGTAAGTTTTTGTGGGTACGCTCAAAACTTCTTTGAGTAAAGTTATATCTTTCATTCTACAAAGATATAAATAAATTAGATTTCATCCAAACTGAATAAGGATGGTTGGTATAATAAATTGTAAAAATTTTGTTCACTCACTGTTATAGTTTTTTGTTTTAATCCTTTCGACAATGTTACCACCACTTTCATCTCAGGAAACTTAAATCCTTCAATTTTGAACCTTGTTTCTTTTTTGGAATCTTTTGGTAAAAAGTAATATTCTTCTTGTCTGAACTTTTTCAAAATTCTCGAAGTCATATCAGTGAAATCTTTGATAGTGACTCCCTCTTCTTCTCCTTCTTCTTCAATAGTTTCCAAAATATCACTAAAAAACCTGTTTGCAGTTCTGTTGAAACTTGAAGAATCAAAGTCATCTGGGTCTTCATAAGTATAATAATCTTCTTGCCAACCACCTGGAGCCTCTCTTCTACCAAAAACTCTTTCTAATAATTCTTTTATATCTAAATGAATGGCGTTTTCATTAATATATAATGCCAGCAAGTCTGCCACCGTTATTCTGAATCCATTATGATATGCATCAATACCCAACTCAGCATAATACTCATCCATTTCTTTATTTATAACTTTCTCAAGAGATATCTTGAATGCATGATTTTTTTCGTCTACGTAATCTTCAACAACATATTTTATTTGTTTTCCAAAATTTTCCATCAATTTTCCGGATAACTCCTTTCTGTATTCATCATCTTCGAAGTTGACTTTCATAGGGAGTATGGCTTTGGAAATTTCAGACAATAACTCCTTATTTTCTTCATCCAAAGTGTAGTAAAAACCATACCCCTCCATGAAATCTTCTATGGCAGAATAGTGATCCAAAAATTCATACTCAGAATAAGGTCCTGTCATCATTTGATAAAACCAAACATCATCATCCCGCATTCCCAAAGCTTCTAAAAAATCTTGTTGATTGTTAAATTCAATATCAATAACGCTCTGTCCTGGCATACTTCTGTCTTCTCTCATGTAAGAGAATAACTTATCGGAAGATAAAAGTTCATCTTTGGTTATTTTTCTTTTAGCATAATTTCTTAATGCTGTGAACGTTTCTATATTCATACCACAAATAAATATCAATTTAGTTGGATTCGGAAATATTTATACTTACATTTGTACAACAATGGGGTAGAAAGGTATAGATTGGCATTGTTGGAAATAAGTGGCACGTAGTCAGAATTCATCTATGACTTAAATCTATGGTGAAGAAAGTAACCGGCAATACTCTTGCTAAGATGGCTGCTCTAGGTTTAACTAGAGAAGCGTCTGTTGTAACTGCTTAATTAGTAGATATAACGTCGGGTCGAATGGGCATATAACCTCGGAACAGAAGCCCTCCAAGGTGGATACCACCCGAAGCGTATCAAAAGGTCTCGTTCAGAGGGCTACCTTATTACAAGTGAACTCGACACAGTTATTGGTGACAATGTCAAAATAGAAACCAAATATTTCGGAAGGTATGAAAAACCTTGACCTAAACGTGTAGGCATTTATTGTCAAGATGAGCAAGACCGCAGTTCGAATCTGCGCTACTCCACCTTCAACAAAAAAGGGTTCGAAATTCGAACCCTTTTTTTTTAGTTTCCTTTAGACGGAAATCTTGTCCATCCATTTACCCATATAGGTTTATCTAATTCAGGTATTATCACATCAACTTCCTTATTACTTTTTGATAGCACCAATGTTTTAAGTTGTTCACTTGTTAGAATTGTAGTTGCTCTACTAATGAAATTCAGATTTGGATTGAATGTCCCGACCGAATTGTTTTCAAAGACAGATACACCATCTTTAACAAATTGAGTTGTTTCATTACTTTCCAAACTCAATCCACCTTTCATCCAACCCCAAACTACGCTATTCTTCATTGTGAATTGGGTCGATCTTCTGAATCTCAAACCTAAATTGTGGTTTGCTAATGCTGTGGATACATTTGGTCCAACCAAAATCATATTGTAAAGTTTTGGGTGTGTGTAAGGTTGTGCTGAGGATCCTGTTCCATCATTATCACATTCCACACCATTTCCAGCGTCACCACTATCCACAAATTGTGGGTCTCTTTTTGCAACTCCGTTTGTAATCATTCCTGTATAACCAAAGTCAAAGTCGAAATCATCATCTGCGGTTGCGTATGCGTAAAGATTTTTACCATTTACAGTTCCACCAAAGAATTCAAATGCGTCGTCGTTAGCATATATTGTTTGGATGTTTTCAAGAATTGTTCCGTTTCCTACACCTCCGAGAGTCAATGCGTTTATTTCAGAGTTTGGTAACGCTGCGATTCCTGCGTATTCGATTCTAACGTATCTCATTACACCACTATTGTCAGAATCATTTGTTCCTCCATAAGGTCTTCCGATTCCACCTTCGATTGTAGGTTCAGAAGAACGGTTTGTATTCGCTCTACCTAAAATTACTATACCACCCCAATCACCAGGAGATCGTTGTCCCTCGGGTCTCCCTGACGTAAATACGATAGGTTTGGTTGGGGTTCCTTCAGCAATTATTTGAGAACCTCTTTCAATACATAACGCTCCTTTCTCAGCAACATCAGAAACTATGGTAGTTCCAGGTTGGATAATAAGTTTTGCTCCATCGGTCACATAAACATATCCTTTGAGAGTCCAAACTTTGTCAGAGGTCAAAGTTATTGTGGTATTGATGTTTCCTGTCAATGTAGTTGTTTGTGGAACATTGATTGGTGCTTCGTCACCTCCAAGTTCTGTGTTACAACTGTAGAGTCCTAATGCGATTAGAATTGTTAATAGTTTTTTCATAAATTAAGGTTTAAGGATAATGAGATTATTGTTTCATTATTTGTGTTTATTAAATTACGGTTTGCTATTTTTTGATAGTTTATTGATGGTTGTGCGAAAATATCTGAGATTGCCAACTTCAATTCTCCCTTTGGAAGTTTGTGTAAAAAAGTAATATCCAAAACATCTCTACTATTTTCGAATATGTCAGGATATCCCTGAAATCCGACAGCAGAAATCCTTTCTCCAATTCTATTGTAGGTTAGATTAAGTGTATTATTTTTCTTATTGATGTTTACACCTGAATTAACAACATAGTTTGATTGTCCTTGTAATTGTCTTTTTACACCATTCACATCAACCTCAGAATTCATGACTGAAGCGTTTGTGTAAAAATCGAACCATCCATTTATTCTTTTTCTCACTTCCATTTCAACACCATATACAATCGCAGATTCAGGATTTGCATAAGTTAAAAGTAAGTTGGATGGAACTGACCCATCGGCAACAACTTGTTCGATTGGGTTTACGAAATTTTTACCAAAGAATGAGAGAGAAATGTTTTCTGTGTTTGAAGGATATAACTCGTATTTCAAATCAACATTGTATATGTCGGTTTTTTTCAAGTTGGAGTTTCCTAATATTTGTGCGTTTCTAACAAAATCATAATATGCAAAGTTTGCGACTTCTCTGAACTCTGGTCTTGCCAAGGTCTTACTCAAAGAGAATCTATATTTTGTTTTCTCCAAGTTATATGAAAGGTTCAATGATGGAAGAATGTCCAAATATGTTCTATCAACATTTACCTTTTGACCACTGAAATCTGCGGTTTCAACATCAAACAAGTTGTATTCACCTCTTACACCTGTATTGATTTTCCATTTTCCAATTTCGTTCTCATACATCGTATAAAGATTACCCAAATCAAAGTCAGCGGTGTATCTATCTGTATTGTTGGTTATTTCATCAAATAAATCCGTTGTTTGATATCTGAAAACTCTTGCGTTAAACCCTCGAACCTTTTTCAAATAACCTCCACCAACTTCAAATTTACCCAAATCTTTTTTCAAGTTTCCGTTAAATGAATTCTCATCCATAACACTCCAAAATCTGTAAGTATCTCTCCATGCTGTCGCGAATGGTTCATTTACGCCCAATGATTTGGTGATTGGGTTAATTCTATAATCAGGTTGTTCTCTGAAGACGTAGTTATATCCGAAATTGAAATCAAAAGTTTCAATATTACCATCAACCTGTGAGTTGATTACCACGTTATTGATATGGTTTGACGCATTACTCAACACATCT